TTACCCCACTTTTACCCCATTTTCGGATTCTAAGGATATGATATTATCTCTTTTATTTGGGAAAACGGCATTGAGTTTTTTTATTTCCGACTGTTTAAAATCTTCTGTCACATGAACATATAAGTCCATTGTCATTTGCAATGTTGCATGTCCAAGATATTTTTGTACAGTCTTTGGCATTATGCCAGATTCAATACATCTAGTCGCAAATGTATGTCGAAAAGTATGTGCAGAAAATGTCGGAAACAACTCTGCCGTGTCCCTTTGCAAGTTGATTTCATCTACTATCCTTTTTATTGCTTCATTGTAAATTTGCGCACATATAGGATTATTGAATTTTGTTACAAAAAGGATATCAGCAAATTGCCCTGTTTTCTTATGGGCATTTGATATGATTTTTTTCAATTTTATCTGTTTCTTCAGTGCAGTTTCACATGCTATATTCATTGGAATCATCCGTACACTTGAATAAGTTTTTGGTGGCCCAATATGAAATTCCTTTTTGGTATCACCATCCAGTTTTTGATACAATAGTGTTTTATCAACTGCAATAACATGATTATTAAAATCTAAATCCGTTTCTTTTAAAGCGCATATTTCTCCCGGTCGCATACCAGTATTAATAGCTACAATAAATAAGTTATCATAGAATGTACCTGCACTGCATTCAAAGAAATCTACTTGCTGGTCTTCTGAAAGTACGAATCGGTCATTCGGCTTATTTTTAGCCAATCTAACCCCCTTCGACGGATTCTTTAGCGCATAATCATTTTCCATGGCAATATTAAACATATCAAAAAGTAGGATACGCACTTTATTCTGTGTTTCCCACTGATATCCGTTTTTATCAAGCTGATTGATTAGATTTTTTACATGAATTTGACGCACATCATCAACATACATATCTCCCAGTATTGGTAATATATGTGCTTTAAATATATGTTCATATTGACGTTTAGTATTTGGTCTGATAATAGGTACTTTGTATGTTTCAAACCATTCATTATACCACTGCTCAACAGTCATTTTCTTTTTTACAGACTTCTTTTGATCCTCTTCTTGCATCGCTTCATGTAATTTGTTCCTTATTTCAACTTTGCTTGTGCCATAAATTGACTTACGTTTTCCAAATCTATCTATATATCTTGCCTCATACCTCCCATTTTTATTTTGTCGTATGCCTTTCCCTAATTCTTTTCCTTTAAGGTCTTTTCCCATACTGTATTACCCTCTTTCTTTAAGAGAAAAGCCTTATGTGGTAACTAAAATGTATCACAAAAAGGCTTCTCGTTCAATTACTAAATTATTTTTTTAGATAAAATATACTCTTCAAATTTGAGACGCTTAATCAATGTTTTTCCGATGCCTACCTTCAATACAAAGTCACAATCTTTTTCCGTCATTAATTCCCGAATCTTATGTATTCCAATTCCTGAATACGAAGCCGCTTCTTCAATCGTTAGGTTTAATTTTTCCCAAATAGGTATATTAATTTTTGACATATTCATCATCTCTCAAATTCATCATCCCCTCTTACGTCATCAATAAATTTCTCAATCTCTTTTGACCCAACCCACAGTGTTGCTAATATGACCGCCAAGAAGCTCATTATTTCTACACCTATTTTTAACAATCTCTCCATACCTATTTCCTCCCCGTACTTCCAAAGCCACCTCGATCCATTCCTTCAAGTTTATCTACTTCCTCAAATATAATCTCTGGCTGTTTTTTCATAATCCTAAACTGACAGATCCTTTCGTTCTTTTTAAGCATTGTGCCTTTCCTACCATTCACTGTGTCTTTCCCCACAATGCAGTATGCCGGAAACATCCACTGGTCATTATCTCCGCGATAAGACTCATCAATAACTCCCTGATGGTTTGTCTGGATGATGCCAAAATTTTTAAATGTAGAGCTTCTCGGTACAATATGAGCTTCGTATCCTTTGGGTAACTCCATAGATACACCGAGCGGTACAAGTTTAAATCCATTCTCTGGCACAAATGCATCTTCCGCTACTCTGAGGTCGATCCAGTCAGATTTATTCCCATCTATTTTTCCTAACTTTTCAATATCCGAGTGATATTTGATTCGTATCTTCTTACCTGATGTCTTTTTAATGTTTGTTCCTTCCAATTCCATAATCCCCTTTTTAACAAATTCATCAATTATCTTGTTGTAATTTTTAATCACTTTATCTGCAACTTCATTATCATGTCGTAAACTTGGATTATAAAACGGTGCATATGTATTGGCATTCTTATCAAACACCTGTACTACAATCCAATTATCTTCTTTGTCTACCATAAGCGATACAAATATCATGTCACCATATATTCTATCTTTGTATAACGATTTCTTATAAAAACAATAGTCAGTTCTGCTTGTAAAACCATTGTCTATTAGTTTCTTTTCTGTAACACCAGTTTTAACTTTGCATCTTTTCGGTTCCACGTTTTAAAACCTCCCTATATTCACAGGGAATACATGTGCCCCATATATATTCCCTGTTTTTGATACCACACTTAACCATAATTTTTGCTTTATTTGATTCATCCAATAAAGAATGAATGCAATCTTCGCAATCTTCACCCGCAATTATCATGTTTGCCATAATACTACTTCACCCTGTTTTAATGTCCTTTTAATATCTATTACGCTTTGATTGGAACTCCCACGCCATTTTAATGAGGGGTTTCGTTCAATGTCTATATATCTGCCATCTATAAGCACATCACATTTAGAAATAATTTCTCTTCGTTTTTCGATTTTTTGTAAATTATCATTTATCCATCCATCTAATTGGATAGTAAACGTTGAATCAATTATTTCTTCAAAATAAAAACCAGTATAAAGCCAAATAGTCTTTGTATCGCCAAATGAAAGACGAATTTCATTAACAAGATTTAATACTTCATCCACATTTTCATCTGCAAGTGGTTCGCCGCCCAAAATGCTAATTCGTTTGATATATGGTCTAGTAGCCAATTCTAAGAATTTATTTTTTGTTTCTTCCGTCCATTCATTACCGCCATTAAAATCCCAAGTTTCAGAATTAAAACAATTAAAACATTTGAAATGACATCCTTGTACGAAGAGGGAAATACCTATTCCCTCTCCATTCGAAATGTCCAATTCTCTAATGCTTGCATATCTGATATCAAACACCTTCCTTCATTTCATGATCATCTAAATGAACATATCTTTCAGCAATTTCTTCTGTTCTTCCTTGATTCCAGAAATTTGTACCAATGTAACCGCAGGTACGTCTTGCAACATTCATTGTGTTTTTATCTCTGTTTCCGCAATTCGGGCACTCCCAAATTAACTGATTATTTTCATCAATAATTTTGATTTCTCCGTCATATCCACATTTTTGACAATAATCGCTCTTAGTGTTCAGTTCCGCATACATAATGTTATCGTAGATAAATTTTATAACCTCAATAACAGCATCTTTGTTTTTAGTTAAATCTGCACATTCTATGTAGCTAATCGCTCCTCCGGGACTTAATTTTTGAAATTTACTTTCTAATTCTAATTTCGTAAACGGATCTATTTTTTCAGTTACATGCGTATGATAGCTGTTTGTGATATAATCTTTATCCGTAATACCTTCAACTATTCCGAAACGTTTCTTCAAGCAAGTTGCAAATTTGTATGTCGTTGATTCTATCGGTGTACCATATAAACTATAATCAATATCTTCTTCTAACTTCCACTGTTTGCACTTATCATTTAATGCCTGCATAACCTTTAGACCAAATTCAGTTCCAATGCTTTCATCTGTATGACTATTTCCCGTCATATATTTAACGCACTCATACAGTCCTGCATATCCAAGAGAAATCGTCGAATATCCACCATGTAAATATTTATCAATAACTTCTCCTTTTTTTAATCTCGAAAATGCGCCATCTTGCCATAGAATCGGAGCGACATCGGACACTGTTCCTTCCAATCTTTTATGCCTAAGTTTTAGCGCTTTATGACATAGCTCTGTTCTCTCATCAAATATTTTCCAAAATGTGTCTATATCTTTTTCAGATGATAATGCAATATCTACCAAATTAATTGTGACAACACCTTGATTAAATCTACCATAGTACTTAGATTTATTATTTTCATCTACATACGGAGTAAGGAAACTTCTGCATCCCATACACGGATAACAGTTGCCATTACCATTTTTATCAATTTTACTTTCAAGCATTATCTTTTCGGAAATGTAATCCGGAACCATTCTCTTTGCCGTACATTTCGCAGCAAGCTCTGTAAGATACCAATATGGACTACTTTCACGAATATTATCTTCCTCTAACACGTAAAGCAGTTTAGGAAATGCCTGTGTAATATAAACTCCGACTTCATTTTTCAGCCCAACAATTCTCTGTTTTAAAAATTCCTCAATCAGCATTGCAAGTTCTTCTTTATATTCTTCTGTTTCACCAAGGTACATACACACGCTCAAAAATGGGCTTTGTCCATTTGTTGTTGTCATACTATTACACTGATAGTTAAATGTTTGGACTGAATCGGATATTTCTTTTTGCAAGTCTTCCTTTGCGAATCTTATACAATCATCTTCATTATGCCCTCTACTTTGATACTTCTCTAAATATCTGTTGTAACTATCTCTTACAAATGGCGCTAAATGGGTTAAGGTGATTGTTGCCCCACCATACTGGCTAGATGTAACTGCCGTAATAATTTGTGTTGCAATAGTTGTAGCGGTAATTAATCTATGTGGTTTTTCTATTTTAATTTTATTAATACAAGTACCATTCTGAAGCATATCATCCAAATTAATTAAGCAACAGTTATGGATTGCATTTTCAGCATAATAATCTGCGTCATGAAAATGGATCAAGCCTTCATCATGTGCTTGTACAATTTCCGGTGATAATAAATATCTTCGTGTAATATCCGTACTTAAAATTCCAGCCATATAGTCTCTCTGCGTTGTTAATAACCGTGGGTTTTTATTAGAATTTTCATTATTCCAATAATCACTTGTGCCAGATAATAATTCTTGAATTTGTTCATCTGTGGTATTTGTATTTTCTCTTTGGAACTCTCTAATACTTCTATACCCTTCATATGCTTTAGCTGTAAGTCTTTGTTTTTTACTAATCAGTTTGTCATAAACCATACTTTCAATTTCTGAAATACTAATTTCATCTTTATTTTTTGACTCTTCATATATTTCATTTGCTATGTTTTCTGCTACTTGCGGTCTTACAATGCCGCTACCATTCTTCATAGCTTTAAGAATGGCATTTGAAATCTTTTCTTTATTAAAATCTACTTCTGTACAATCACGTTTAATTACTTTTGTCAATTTATCACCTTCCATTTTTTTTATATTTCTTCTTTATCGCCAACATCTCCATCTTCATTCACATCTTCCAATATCGGAGTTACAAATGCGGGGAAAATAAATGCCAACAGGCAAAGCGCAGATTTTGTAACATACATCCCGTAACACACAGAAAATGCTGTACAAATCCACATTATCACATACGAGTACATTTCTTTTTATCTTCCTTTCTTTCGATTTCCATTATATAAGCTCCGATCTTTTCAACTTCCGCATAAAACTTTTTAATCTGTTCTTTATCATCTATAATCGGATTAATCTTTACAGTTTTATTCAATAATGAGGCAACAGCAATCATGCTTACACCATCAACGATATAATGCCCATATTCAACATTTATATCGAATTTATCTTTATATCTATTACATATCTTGCATAGTCCATTTACGGTTTCTAGGTTACACAGATTAAGCAAAATATTCCATTTACCCATTCATTATCTCCTTATCGTTTTATACATCCGGCATTAGACTTTTTAATCTTTAATGCATAGCACCAATTCGAATCACTATCGCAATGCATGTTTTGTTTGATTATGGATTCGATAATGTATTCTCTTCCTTCATCGTCTACACACAGTAAAAAAGTTTCTAATGACAGATTAGATAATTCTTTTGCCAATATTCTTGTGTTACTTATCATTAATCTTCTCCATCACCCCTTATTCCATATAATAGTCTCGAATATAATCAACCAATTCAATCATTGTATCGAATGTAACTTGACAATCTACTTCTGCTATCCATGGATATACATTTTTCGTCCCAAATCCAATACAAGGGATACCATGGCCAACAGCAAATTGTACTTCCTGCGCTGTTCCAATAGACGAGTCACTATTATTCAGATTTACAATCACTACATCACATTTGGAGATTTTGTTCAGATAGAACTCTTTGATTTGTTTTTGAGATTTATAGTTACGTTCATTGTAAGAAAAGTATTTCGTTGGATTTATAATTTTAATCGTCTTATCTTTCCAATCAGCCATTACTTTAAGCTTTGCCGTTATTTCATCTCGCCATTGCTTACCTTCATCTGCTTCGCCTTTACAGGCACCTGCAAGATATACTCTTAATGTGTTTATAATTTCACCATCCTATCATTCGTTATTTACATTGTGTACCGCATTATATAATGCTATATATTTATCTAAATACCATTTTGCTTTGCTTACATCCTCTATTCCGTTTTTCTTCTTATGCCTATATAGATATTTGAAGCAGTTACATAAGCAAAATCCCATTGTATCATCTACACCTTGCGTTTCCAGCATCACATCTATACACTCATACTTCCCATCGCAATAATGAGACGGGTTCTTTACCGGATCGTAGTTTTCTTCTTTATTCATTTATACCACTCCTATATTCTTCGAGTTGCTTTTTGTACTCGTCTGTTTTATGAAAACCACACGAGAACATTTCGTAACAATGTCCTCTATAAATGCAATCAGGGACCATACATCTTGCTACTTCTGGTTCAACTTTTGCAACTTTATCCTTTACTGCTTTCCATGCCTCTCGTGTTTCTTTAGCAGAGCAATTACATAATCGTCTACGGCTAATATTAATAAGCGCCTGTGCACTCGCATCAGCTTCATGCGTTACCAAATTGCTTTGCGGCAATTCGTCTCGGTTAATTCCTGTTCTATCCGTTCGCTGCGTCTTTACAAAATGTACAATTCCTATGAAGTGCCTCGTAAAATGTACACTGACCCAAGACTTTAAATTAACCCACCTCCAAGAAAATCTTATCTTTCTTGATGGAGAATGTTCTGATAAAAGCAGCCTTCTCTTCCATTCTGAATCAGGATAACTACCGGTTGATTTACCAATCGTGTTCATAGTTGCATCTTTAACATCCTGCCAGTTGTCTTCGTGTTTAAAATTTTCAATATGTATAATAAATCATCTCCCATCTGTAAATTCATCTAAGCATTCCATAAATCTATTTACTATTTCTTCATCTATACTATGTATCTTCACTTCAATTTCTTCTAAAAAATTTAACGAGAAAATTCCAAGAATACTTTTAGCATCACATACATAATGTCCCTGTATGGCATCTATGTCTTCACGGAATACACTCAGATTTTTAACTAACTTCTTTGCTCTTTCTATCGTTCCTATTTTTATATTTACACTATTGTTCATAATTTCCCTGTAAAAAGTAATCACAACTGCCATCGTCTTTCTGTCTTACTCCAAACCAAGAACACAGCGTATTTTTCGGTGCATTTTCATGGAATCTCATACAAGCAGTGTTGGTACAATTTTTATTCGCACAAAATGTTATATCCTTGTTCAT